GAAGTGTACAACTAGATAGTATAGCAGGTGATGCAGATACAAATACTAGCATAGCTTTCTCAGGCTCTGATGTTATAACAATGACAACAGGAGGCACTACTGCATTAACAATAGACGCAAGTCAAAATGTAACAGTAGCAGGTGACTTAACAGTTTCAGGAGATGATATAACACTTGGAACAAATACTAGTGGTCACATCATGGTTGCAGATGGAACTAACTTTAATCCTGTAGCAGTGTCAGGTGATGTTACAATATCAAACACAGGTGCAGTAACTATAGCTAATAATGCAGTGGAAACTGCAATGTTAAATGCAAATGTTATTAGTGGACAATCTGCAGAAACATCTTTAGATACATCTAATGATACATTATTGATGTTTGACAACTCTGCTAGTGGACTAAAAAAGATTACACTTGCTACATTATCATCAGGACTTGGTGGTATAACAGACGTTGTAGCAGATACAACTCCACAATTAGGGGGAGACTTAGATGCTCAAGGAAAAGATTTAGAAGATGTAGGCATAAGTTCTGCTGACTCACACGCAGGTATATATGGTAGTTCTTCTGCTCCTATAACAATAACAGTTACAGTAGCTAGTAAAACTGCTGCACATCCTTACAATGGAGATGGGAGTAGTAATGCTTACTTTTTAAATGGCATAGAATCTCCTGCCTTGACTTTACATGGTGTAGACAATGTAACATCTGACTCAGGATATTATTATAAATTTGACCAAGCAGACAGTAGTAATAGTGGGCATCCTTTAAGATTTTATTTAGATGCAGATAAAACCACTGCGTATACCACAGGTGTTACAACAAATGGTACTCCCGGAAGTTCAGGAGCATATACTCAAATAGATGTAGATGAAGATACTCCAAGCATATTATATTATCAATGTTCATCTCATGCTTACATGGGTAATCACGCAGTTGTTAGTGGCTCTAATAAAATTAATCATTCTGAAGCTCTTATAAGTTTTCCAACTGCTACAACTACTCTTATAGGAACAGATACAACAGATACATTAACTAATAAGACATTAACAAGTCCAAAAATAAATGAAAATGTAGCAGTCACTGCAACTGCAACAGAGATAAACATTTTAGATGGAGTAACATCAACTACAGCAGAACTTAACATTCTTGATGGTGTCACTTCTACTGCAGCAGAGTTAAATATACTTGATGGTGTTACATCTACCACTGCAGAGCTAAACATTCTAGACGGAGTAACATCCACTACTGCAGAGCTAAACATCTTAGATGGAGTAACATCTACTGCAACAGAATTAAATATCATGGATGGTGACACCTCTGCTTCAGCAATTACATTAGCAGATGCAGACAGATTAGTAACCAACGATGGTGGTACTATGAAACAAGTAGCATTGACTACTTTAAAAACATATTTGACTAGTGCAGGGTTCTCAAGTGAAGACCCAACTGCGTTAGCCATTGCGTTAGGTTAATTTTAACTTGACAAAAAAACATAAATAGTGTATAATTATAAGGAAATAGAAAAATGGCAAATACATTTAAAGTTATAACAGTTGCAGGTACTACGAGCCAAGCAACAGTTTATACAGTAGGCAGTTCTACAACAACAGTAGTGTTAGGAGTCATGCTTGGTAATACAACAACAAGCCAAGTGACTGCAACAGTTACATTAAGTTCAGATACATCTAGCCGACCACCTTCAGGCACTAACAGTGGAAACAATGCAGATGTAGAGTTAGTGACAAATGCACCTATACCTGCAGGTTCTTCGTTAGAACTATTATCAGGTAATAAGATTGTGATGGAAACAACAGATAGTTTAAAACTAACTGCATCAGGTGCAACTGACATAGCAGTATCAATCATGGAGATTACATAATGGCATATGTAGGTAATCCACTTCCTGCAAACTTTCAAGCCTCACCTGCAGTAGTCAGGTTCGATGGCGATGGAAGTGACACTACATTCGCATTAGGTAGAACAGTATCAAATGTCCAAGACATACTTGTATCAGTTGATGGTGTAATACAGGATAGCTCTAAGTATACTATTCCTGATGGTAGCACTCTTACTTTTGGCAGTGGTGACGCACCTTCGGCAGGAACAAATAATGTTTTTGTATATTTTCTTGAACTAGCAGGTGGTAACATCACTCCTGCAGCAGAGAACAAAGGTAACTTTAAATTTGGTGGTATGTTTAGAACAAACTCACAAAGTTTAACTTCTAACGTAACGATACTTGCTACAGAGAATGCACAAGTTACAGGTCCTTTAACTGTCGCTAGTGGTGTAACATTGACAGTTGAAAGTGGTGGAAGGTTGGTAACATCGTGAGTACAATTAAAGTAGATACAGTACAAAGCACAGGTGGTGGTGCAGCAACACTTACTAAACAACACGCTGCTAAAGTATGGGCATCTTATGGTGGAACATCTCAAGCAACAATGGATTCTTTTAACGTAACAGGTATTACAGATGAAAGTACAGATGGTGTTATAAGTTATAGTCTTACAAATGCTTTTTCTAATAAAAATTATGCCACAACATTTAGTTCAGGATATGGAGACCATTGGGAAGCAAGAAATACAAGTGGTCAATCTTCTAACAATGATTTTGGTGGCAGAACTACATCATCTTTTACTTATAGTGGTGCTATGGCTACAGATGGAACTAGACAAGAAACACATGACCATAGTTTATCAATTCATGGAGATTTAGCATGAGTACCATTAAGACAAACACCCTAACAGGTACATCTACAGCAGGTAGCATTGTTGTTACAGGAGAAGGTGGTTCAACCACAACTAATCTGCAACAAGGGTTGGCGAAGGTTTGGTCATCCGTTTTGTTAGATGATAGCGTAGAAGATAATTTAAACTCTACAACTATAACAGACCACGATGCCGGGGATTTCACCCACAATTTTACTAACAATATGAATAGCAAAGATTATGTTACAACAAGTATGATGATAAGAAACAATGATGGTGGTTTTGGTCATAGCTCACTTTATGGTAGTGATAGTGAAGCTGATATTAAAAATGTTACTTCTTCTACACGAGCAGTTTACTTTAATGCTGCAAATACTAAAGAAGACCCAAGACGAGGTGGAATAGTGGTACACGGAGACTTAGCATAATGGCAAACGGAACAATAGCATTTGATACATTAACAACATCTGACCAAGTTAATACAAATACAGAGAAGTCTATTGATACAAGTTACATTTTTAATGGTGTCAATAAAGTTTGGGCAAGATTAAATTGTAATACAGCAGATGCAGTTACAGTTAATGATAGCTTTAATGTCAGTTCAGCATCTGATACGGCAGTAGGTCGTTCAATAATAAATTTTGCTAATAATATGAGCAATGCAGATTATGCTTTACTTGGAGCAGGGGATGCAACCATAGGAACTGAATATAACTATGTATGTTGTGAAAGTTCTTCAACAGACCATGTAGATGTTGCTTATATGTATGGACATAGTGCTCTAATGGATACAACAGATAATGGACACGCAATAGTAGGAGATTTAGCATGACAATAAAAACACCTGAGTTTCAAGGAACACATTTATGGGAAAGATTGTGTTGGGCAAAAGAAAAATTAGAAGGCAAACAATCAGAGTATCGTGTTGTATGGGAAGACCCTGAAGAACCTGATTCACCTGCTAAGATAACTATACCTGACCCTAATTGGATGGCTTGTGCATTGCAAGGTGGCATATTACCACCTGTAGAAGTTTATTGGGCATTGCAAGAAGATGAAGCAAAGCCTGACTTCAAGAAACACACAAGAGGTTATTTGTTACACAATACTAAACCTATTGATGCAATGACAGAAGAACAAGCAATAGAATACTTAATCATGAAAGACATACCACAAAGAGTATGGAGAGAATATCAGAAAGCTAATAGACCAAGATTATTAATTTGCAAAAAGAATCAACTTCCAAGCACAAGAGAGTGGCGAAATGCTTGGAGAATTGATGAAGAAACAATAGCCACTCATAAGGCAGCATAAGGAGAACACAATGCCAAAAACATATATAATGGATAAAGATGGTAAAACAGTTGATGCTTCAACAGTAACTAAACCATCTGATAGACATTTCAGAGGAGCTTGGACATTAAATGGAAAAGTTATTTCTGAAGACATGACTGAGGCTAAGAAAATCTTTCAAGATAAGATTAGAGAAGTCAGACAACCACTACTAGAAGCAGAAGATGTAGTGTACATGAAAGCATTAGAAGCAGATGATGCAAGTGCAAAAACTGCAAGTGTAACTAAAAAGAAAGCACTTAGAGATGCACCTGCAGCTAAAGCTATATCTGATGCAGACACAATCGCAAAGCTCAAGGCAGCTTGGGATACATCTGTATTAGGTGACAGTCCATACGCATAAGGAGTAAGTTATGGCATTGACTACAGTAAATGATGCAGGACTTACATCCCCTGTTTATGTCTTAGCTACAGAAATTGACCTAACGTCTGCAAACACGATTACTGGCATACCTTCAGGAACAAATTGGGTTGAGGTAATGGTTAGGGATATGAGTACAGGTGGCACTGAAGATATGGGCATTCAGCTAGGGACTTCTGGTGGAATTGTTACTAGTGGTTATGTAAATGCTACTGCTATGGTTGCTCCTAGTACTGGTGTTGAAGGTCACACTGATGGATTTAGGTTTACAGTTACCACTGGTGCTGCAGCAACATTTCAGGGTATTATTCATCTTCGTAGAATGTCTGGAAACACTTGGGTTATGACTGCTCAACTTGCAGACACAGCAAATAATCAGATACATTTTGGTGGTGGGAAAGTTTCATTATCAGGAGAATTAACTCAAATAAAAATAGACCCAGATGGAAACACATTTGACGATGGCGATGCAAATATTGCTTATGGAGAATAGGATAAACTATGGGATATATAGGTAAATCACCCACCAATGGAGTAAGAAACAGATTTGTATATCAAGCCACACAAGGACAAACATCTTTCAGTGGTAGTGATGCAAACTCTTTAACATTAGCCTACACAGACACTTTATATATGGATGTGTATCAGAATGGTGTGTTGCTCAAAGCAGGAACAGATTATGCTGCAACAACAGGAACAAGCGTTGTATTAGTACAAGGTGCAAGTTTAAATGACCATGTAGAAATGGTTGTTTACGATGTGTTCTCCGTAAACGAAACTTACACTAAAACTGAATCAGATGACAGATATCCATTCTTAGGTAACAACAGTATCATCAGAACAAATGGACAGACTATAAGTGCAGACATAACAATTAGTTCAACAACCAACGGATTATCTGCAGGTCCTATAACACAATCAGCGACAGTCACTGTTAATGGTTATTGGAGTATCGTATGACAAGTCAATTAAATGTAGATACCATTGTAGATAAAGCAGGTAGTGGTGGCACAAATGTTAAGATAGGTAATACGTCTACTTATGTATCTGATGGTGGTGCAACGACACAAAATACTGTGCAAGGGTTGGCGAAAGTGTGGTGTAACATTGACGGAACTGCCGTAGATGGTACTGCAGACTTAACAGGAGTTAACGATAGTTTTAATATAGCTTCAGTTGTTGATAATGGCATAGGTGACTATACTTATGCTTTTCAAAATGTTATGAGCAATGCTAACTATTCTTTTTCAGCAGCTGTGAGAGGAGATAGCACAAGTAATGACAATATTTT